TCAAATGACCAGTTTTTTCCATTCCTTACCGCGTGCGTCGTTGTAAATATCGGTCATTTTTTGATTCGAATGGCCTAGCAAAATTTTGGTATCAACCCCCTGCTCTCTGAACAATCGCTCTGATAAAGATCTCTGCTCATGGAAAGAGGGAGGGGTGCCATTAGCACGCCAGTTGTAATCCACAGAATCCCGGGCTTTTTTAAATGCAACGGTTAATGTTGCTGGCTTAACCATCCCGCCGCGCTTAGCTGTCCCTTTCGCGTGATGGTGGTGCAATAGCCACGGACTAAGAACGCAATCGCGGCAGGATGACACTACATCATCCAGGGTGAGATTTAATTTATCGCAACGCAGAGCCAGAGGGATGGCAATCCGGGTTCCTGTTTTTTGCTGTTCGACATGAAGATAACCATCCCGGATATCCGAAAATTGCATTTTGCAAATATCTGAAAGGCGCTGGCCTGTCATCAGTGCCAGCAGCATACCGCGCTGTAAAAAGTAACCATCCTTTTCCGCTGCGTTATAAATCATCATCCACTCATCAAAAGTCAGTCGCTGTCTTGATATCCGCACCTGCGGTTTTTTTGCCGATTCTGCAGGGTTAAAGCCTGGCGGGACATCGCCCGTTTGCTGAGCTTCCCGGAAAACATCGATCAGTACTTTCCTGAAAATTTGTCCCATTCTGTTATGTCCTCTGGCCTTGTACTCTTCCAGTACTGATACCACATCTTTTACGGTTATGGCATCTAACGGTCTGGTGCCAAAACGTTCATCAAATACCCTGAGAGGGGCCGCTTTCTGTTTCAGCGTGTTGAGTTTGATCTCGCCGTTTTCATATCTTTCCTGTTGAATTTTTCTGTAATTATTCAGAAAAATGGTAACGGTTGATGAACCGCCGGTATCACTAATAATTTTCTCCTGCAGACTGAGCATTTGTTCCATTTGCTGCCGGGCAAGACGGCTGTTCGCTTCTGCTGCAATAGTTTCTGCCAGTTTCTGGTCAATACTGCCGAGACCGTGATTTTTGCCTGTTATGGGATGCCTGTAACGCCAGTAAACTTTGTTATTTCTTTTGTCAAAATACGGAGATAATCCCGGAACATCGGTTTTATATTTTCGCGGGCGCGCCATCTTCCAGTATCCTCTTCAAAGCAGGGTGATCTGTGGCGATCACCTCCGGCTTGTTTACCATTCCGACAAAGCGAGCTTGCGGATCCACTCGCCAGCGTCTCCCAACTTTTTTGGGGAGAGGAAATATCATTCCGGCTTTAGCGTATTTACTTAACGTACTCGGAGTAGGGACCGGTTCACTGAATTCCTCTTTTGCCCACTCAGTGAGCAGAATAAGTCTTGCCATGAGCGTCGTTCGCTAATCATGGTCGCCGCCACTATAGCTGGTGGGCAACGACCGGGGTTGAACATTAAAAATCAGCCTGATTCGGGATCAGTTTTTGCCAGATAACTGAAACGTATTTTGCCTGGTAACGGGCGTCATCAAGTGCATTATGGCGCTCACCTTCGAATGGAATAGCCGTTCTGGCATCGAAGTCTATGGCTTTCCCCAGCTCAACGATTGTGCGTACATCGCGATCGTTGTAGTAACGCCATGGGCAGGGGATCCCCTGCCGTTCGTATGAACGGCGCAAAATCGTGTTGTCGAAGTTGGCTCCATTTCCCCAGACCTGAACAAAAAATTCGCCGGAGTTTTCGTCGATAAATTCCCGCAATTGCAGCAGTGCATCATCTAACGGGATTTCATCGGTCAGAATGGCAGATTGCGCCTCCCGTGATTGCTTAAGCCACCATTTAATGGTGCCACGATCAATGACTCCGCCAGCAGTATCCATATCGATGGTCTTACTAAATTCCGGCCCCATATCTCCGGTTTGCGGATCGAAAAATATTGCACCTATTGAGATAAGCGGGGCATCGGGATTTTTTCCCATGGTTTCAAGGTTGATCATCATGTGGTGCCACATTCTGCTGGTGGATGTGATAACGTGATGACCGTTCATCGCAATTAAGGGATCTGCCGTCTCGCCAGTTTCACTATCGCTGGCGTGATCCTGAGCGCTACCAGCATTCTCCTTGTGTGGATGTTCAGCGCCTTCCATTTCCTTCGGATCATTTTCCTGAACTTCAACCTGATTCTCTTCATCGAATGTTTCCTGGTATGTTGCGTCGCCCATTACCGCGCCACAATCAGGGCAGTTGCCACCACCGCTTTGACCGCAGGCGGTGCAGACTTTTTCCGGTTCCTGTTGCGCTACTGGCTCAGGTTGTTTCGTTTCTGGCTCGTTTTGTAACGCATTTGGGCTGTTTTGTTCCGCTTTCTGGCCGTTCTGTTCCGTTTCTTGTTGGTTCTGATTCACTGAATCGCGGGTTTCAATCCCCTTCACCCATTTCGGATCATTCGGGTCGCTAATCCCTGCAACAAATTCACCACGTGATACAGCAAGCAACTTATTGGCGTCAGGCTGGCTGATATTGGCTGCCTGCATAATTTTGTTTACTTCGTCAGCGGTAACTTTTACCGGCTCTGGTTGTGCGATCGTGTCAGATGCACCAGTATTTTGTTGTGAACCTGAGTATGTACTGTTTTTGCGGGCGAAATATTCTTCTTTCGTGATTTCAGTAGCCCCGGCAGCCAGCGCCTTATCCAGACCAGAAAGTTTGTTTGCGCGACCGTATTTTTCGCCATCCTTGTCGGTGAAGAGGAAGTAGAACGGCCCTTCACGCTCTACAGATGGTTCGACTTCCACTTTGCATTCGGTTTTTTCGTTGTCCGGAATTGCCGTTTCCACTGCATCAGTTTCTGGTACTGGCGACGAGAGAGTATCAGTTGCGCTCTGATTTCTTCCTTCATCTTCAAACACGCCCTTTGTAGTCAGGTATTCAGTAATGTATTTGTTCAGTGCCACAGGGTCTTTGTGAATGTCGATCGGACGTTCACGGACAAGGCCAAAAATAGTCTGGCGGTCGTAGCGAAGGGCATCAGGCTGTTTGCGCATTGATGCCGAGATACGCTTCCAGTCTTCGCGGTCGTTGTCGATAACTTCATTTTTTGCCCAGCGATGGATGCTGCCGTCAATGTTTCCGGCATCCACATCACCAGGCCAGAGAGCGTAGGCCAGTTCGTCATCCAGTGTTTTCCATGTCTGCTTGTATTCGCGATGAATGGCAGCAATGACCGGGCTGATTTTTCCTGTTGAATTTTCACTGTGCTGTTGATTGGTTCTGGCGCGGGCGAGATCAACAACAGACGTGTATTTTCCGGTTTCCTTGCGTTCACCTTCGCGACGTTTTTTCCAGATGCGCATCTCTGCCTGAATTTCGGGCCATTTGGCACCAGGCTTACATTTATGCTTAACCCACCCGATGGCATGCAGCTTAAGCTCCGGATACATGGCGTTAACTTCTGGCATTTTCATCAACGCTTCAACGATATGCCCGTCGAATGTTGCCATGTCTTCCTGCAACAATTCCTGTGCGCTAATAACCATATCAACGGTGATGTTTTCACATGTGTCGAACTTAACCATGACAGCGTTCTGTACTTCAGGGGACAGCTTGTCAAAATTGACGTTCATCGGATCGGATTCTGGTTCGACCGGAATAAAGGAAGCGGATTCCTCATCCCAGCGGTTTTCCTGCATATATTCAGCATCCCAGGAATCGAGGGCAGGGCGGGGTATACCGGGTTTATCCTCGCAGACAAGAAATTTATAAGCGCAGTCCTGAGCAGCCGGATAATGTTCCAGGAATTGCCAGTGAAATTTTGCGCGGGCGCGACGTTCATCACCGGCTTCAATGGCAGTGGCTACAGCGACGGCACCTTCTTCCTTTATTGCCTGTTCGTCCGGAATGGCGGCGCAAATAAAGACTTTACTCATTTTGTTTTAACCTCATTACAGATTTCAGGGTGAACGAATCCCTGCCATTGCTGGCATTTTTAATCCGTTGGTATGGCGTTAATATGGCTGGCGGGTTATCCAGCCGGTATTTCGTTATTCAGGTTCAGCGATACTTTTTTTAACGGGAGGCATTCACCGGGGATTTTTTGTTCGTCCCTTACCTGAATGCAGGATGACTTACTGTCATAAATTCCGGTAATCACATTTTGTGGCTCACCCGTTATAAGAAAAACGGTCATCACCAGTGCAAATGCTGAAGTCACTGCTGTTCTCCGATAATACCAAGTTCAAGAAGGGCAATTCTGGAAAGTATGGAATTATCATTGAGAAGATAAGGTTCATATTTTCTCATCTTAATGGCATCTTCCGTAAACTCCCGGTTACTGAGCAGAACACCAATATCAAAACAACCTTCAGACGTATTAACGTTTGGTAATAACGTTTCCATTATCGCGTCCTCAACAATGAATTTTGTGATGCGGTGCCTGGTGCCTCCAGGTGACGTTAACCAGTTAACAATTAACGCCGGATACAGAGAATCCACCCATAACACTGTTTTTGGTTTTAACTGTTCCGCGTGCGCTCAGCCGCATTCACCACATCACAAAATTCACTTTAAAAAGGGCGGCAGAGCAGTCACGGAGTAAAACTGATACCGCCAAACGTCACCAGAAAATTGATAACAGAGGGCGTTGCAGCGGAGTTGTCACTTAAGCGTATGGTCAACCTGACAACCCGGTGTCCTCAACGGAGGAAGGAATAACCCCGTCATACTTACCGCCGCGCCATTTCGCGGAGTGCCACAACCGGAAGCGCACGGTCGAACTAAATTTAACGACACCGTACAGAGAGACCAATTTCGCCGTGCGCTTTCGCTTTATGCCCTGACTTTTCAGGGACATATCCTTTCAGTAAACTGTCAGTGCCGGATGTTCACCCGTGTCCGGCGCACGCACTCCACCTGACCCGTGGAGAACTCCTTAATTACCAACCTTAGCTTCGTTGGTTAGCTATTAACGCGGGTATGTAACCATTCTGGCAATGCTTAATGCCGCTGCTTTTTCCAGCCTGGTGATATCCTGCTCCAGAGCGGACAGATTTTCAGCCTGCTTAGTCCTGGCTTCATTGGCCCATTTCAGATCCTGCGCTGCATTAATTTTCTGGCGCATCCACTCATAAAGTTCATCATCGGTATAGTCTGGCGCGATGATGACGGGTTCTCGTTTCTGCATACTGATTCCTCGCGGTGCTGCTTCGCTTATCAGCCGTTAGATTTTGCCGAGCTGGAAAGCGCCTGTTTAAACTCACTGAAGCTGAGAGCTTCTTCGCCTTCGGCAAGGCCTTCGAAGTATTCTTCGTAAGCCTTTTCCATGATTGTGTCGAAATCCATATCACTCACCTGAGTTTCTTTCCAGCCAGCGACGGGCACCATTTTCGGTTTTAAACGTTTTGCTTTTGGTATACGTCATTGCGGTGAACGTGCCGTCCTGGTTGGGGAACACGCCACATACCAGAGATTCGCTGTTGCCAAGATCGATAGTATCCATGCTGACCTCATTTCCCCTTAACGCCGGGTAGCGGAACTGTTTGCTGAGAACACCGTGCGGTGTCTTGATGGGTGGTAATTTAGATTTCTCATGAATGTTGGTCAAGTATTTTTAATGAGAAAACTCAATATTTAATGCAAAATAAAGCCAATACATTGAAATGTAAGGCTTTAAAATTTGTGAAGGGGATTACTGATGTTTGTTACGTTTGCGAGCTTCTAGTAGCTCGGTGAATAGGCGATTAAAATTCTCAACGCGGGCACGGAGTTCGCTGATTTGTGCTTGCTGCTCTGATTTTGGAAGTGCGCGATACAATCGCAACATCTCCAACTCATCTTCCGATAAGTCTAAGGCGCTGTTAAGTGCAACTGGGGGATCTGGTGTTTTATCCTCGTCACCAAACAGTATCCAGGTTGGTGAGCATTGCAATACCTCAGCCAGGCGATGCAAATTTTGCCCGCGCGGGGCTGTATGGTCGCTTTCCCATAGTGAAATTGATGAGCCAGATACGCCAGCAGCTTTGCTTAAATCGTTTTGACTTAAACCAACCTGTTTGCGTCTTTCTCTAATTCGTTGACCTAAAGTTTTCTCGTTCATATTTAGATATCTTAATAATCCTTGACTTGAGATTCCTTGAGTGATTACCATTGAGAAAACTCAACTTTGGAGGGGTGATGTTTAAATCAGACGTAATTAATTTTTATGGCACGAAAGCCAAAGTAGCGAAAGCTGCTGGCGTTGATCCATCTGCTGTTTCTCAATGGGGGGAACTGGTTCCTGAAGGTCGCGCGATGCGCCTGCAAGAGGCATCCGGCGGGGAACTTCAGTACGACCCCAAAGTTTATGACGAATATCGTAAGGCAAAGCGGGCGGGGCGGTTGAACAATGAAAATCACCCCTGAACAGGTTTGTGAAGCTCTGGATGCCTGGGTATGCCGACCAGGAATGACACAAGAGCAGGCGACGATATTAATCACAGAAGCATTCTGGGCTCTGAAAGAACGCCCGAACATCGATGTTCAACGCGTCACGTTTAATGATGGCGAGGTTGATCAACGGGCGCTGGGCGTTAACCGGGTGAAGATATTCGAACGCTGGAAAGCTATCGACACCAGGGATAAGCGGGAAAAATTCACGGCGCTGATTCCGGCAATTATGGAGGCTATCCGGATCAGCGATTTCAGGTTGTATTGTGAAATTACTGACGGAAAAAGCATTACATACATGATCGCCGGATTAAACAAAGAATATGGCGATGTGGTGGAGTCCGGGCTGCTTTTTGCGGATCCATCTGTTGTGGAACGTGAGACTGACGAGCTTATAGAAAAAGCTATTGCTTTCAAGCATGCGTATCGTCAGCAATATCAATATTACTTTGCAGATAAACAAATGTCTGCCAGGGGTTCGTATGAGTATCGATGCACTACGATGGGCTAAAAAGGTGAAAACCGGCAGTTCATCCAGTAAGTCAGTATTGACCTGGCTTGCTGATATGTGCGGTGCCGATTTGTGTGCATACCCGTCTGTATCTGCACTGGCAGAAGTAACGGAACTGAACAAAAAGACTGTGCAGGACAGCTTACGACACCTGATGGAGATTGGGTTAATTGTTGATACCGGTGAGAGAAAAGGCAGAACAAAGCAAATCGTGGTGTACCGACTTATCGGTGTAGAAGAAAGTGTTGCCGAGCCTGAATACACCCAAAAACGGGAGTCTTTAAAGGTGGGTAAAATTGGTGCTGTTAATAAAAACAGTACCGAAAAAGGTTATGTTTCAGCACAAAACAGACCCAAAAACGGAACCCTTAGCTGCATGGAAAATAACCAAAGACACCCAAATTTTCCATCAAAGACACCCAAAAACGGATCACGGAACCCAAAGGAACCCAAAGATCTAAACCCCACACATAACGCACGCGAGAGTGCTCCGACCAGTGAGCAGGAAGTTTTGTCGTTACAGGCAGCCCCCCTTGTATTCCTGGATGGCCTGAGCGAACCCATCGGAAAATTTCCGATGACCGATAGCTGGCATCCGTCGCGGGATTTTCGACGACGGGCTGCGTTGTGGGGGATGGCTTTGCCGGAGACAGAATTTACGCCTGCTGAACTTGCCGCATTCCGGGATTACTGGAGTGATGAGGGAAAAGTGTTCACGCAGGTTCAGTGGGAGCAGAAATTCGCCCGTCACGTAAATCACGTCAGGGCGCAGGTTAAACCAGTCAGCAAGGGGGTGAGCCATGCAGCAGCACCAGGTGGCACCGCATCACGGGCAGTTCAGGAAATTCGGGCAGCACGTGAGCAGTGGGAACGTGAAAACGGATTTATCAGCGACGGAAACGGCCTGGAAGCTGTGGGAACTCATGGGGGAGGTTTATTCGAACCGCTGGACCCAGAAGAACGGGGCCGCACCTTCGAAGCTCTGGATTGCACAGATTGGCGCGATGACTGAGCAGCAAATCCGACAGGTCTGCCGCCAGTGCATGGACCGCTGCCGGGCGGGTGAAACATGGCCTCCGGACCTGGCTGAGTTTGTGGCGCTGATTTCGGAGAGCGGGGCAAATCCTTTTGGCCTGACGGTGGATGCTGTGATGGAGGAGTACCGCCGCTGGCGCAATGAGTCCTGGCGGTACGACGGGAGCGATAAATACCCGTGGCCTCAGCCTGTGCTGTATCACATTTGCCTCGAGATGCGTTCAAAGGGGATTGAGCGTCAGATGACCGAAGGGGAATTAAAACGGCTTGCAGAACGGCAGCTGACGAAATGGGCAAAGCAGGTTGGTATGGGCCGGAGTGTTCCGCCAGTCCGGCGACAACTGGCAGCACCAGAACGCCCACCGGGGCCAACGCCAATTGAGTTGCTGAAACAGGAATATGAGCGCCGGAAGGCAGCTGGTTTTGTATGAATTGTGAAGGTGATTTTTCAGGAGGAGTTGTGGCAAAAGTATATACACCCGAACAGAGGGAGGAGCTGAAGGCTCGAATCATCGCTCTGGTGCGCAAAAATGAACGCATGACGATGTCGCAACTGGAGAGAGCGACGGGAGCAGGCTGGCATTCGGTCCGACGTTGCCTTGTGGATGTACTGGCTTGTGGCGATTTATACATGTCCGGGAAGTACGGTGTTTTTGCATCAGAGCAGGCGTATCGCGTATGGCGTAAGACACCGGAGAAAACAACTGACCAGACACTGATTCGAACGTTACCAGACGGAGAAATACGCCGTTATGACAGGCACCAGAACATAATTTGTCGTGAGAGCAGGAGGAGCGAAGTTATGCAACGTGTGCTGGCGTTCTATCGGGGAAACTTTCAGGAGGTGATGGAGTGAGGGTGAGAGTTTATATTGCCGGTCCAATGACGGGATATGAAAATTTCAACCGTGAGGCGTTTCACAAGGCGGAAGATAAACTGAAACGGGAAGGGCATACCGTCTTAAACCCGGCAGTACTTCCGGACGGGCTGACACAGCCACACTACATGGATATCTGCATGGCGATGATTCGTTGCGTGGATGCGATTTACATGCTGCAAGGCTGGCAGCGGTCAGCAGGCGCTAAGGCGGAACTGGCGCTGGCGGAGAGGCTGGGGCATGCAGTTATTTTCCAGGAGGAGGTACAGTGAATATCGACGCAACAATGACGATTGGTACGGCCCTCAATACGGGGCTGGCGCTTCTTGGTTGGTGCTACGTCATGTTCTGCTCATGGCGGTGGCTGTCACTGATGTTACTGAAAAAATGGAATAAACGCTGTAAACAGACGCAGCGGCAGAAGGCAATGAATGCGTTTTTTGAGACCTTCGATATTGACAGTATGGAACCAGGAGAGCCAGCTCGCGTGATTAGCAGAGGTGACGTTGTAATTCTTGTATACCGGAGTGAAGAGAAAAATGAGCGAAATTAACTATCAGGCACTGCGTGAAGAAGAGAAAGCATAATCCAAATCTGAATAATTAAATTCAGCACTGTAAATAAAATTTAATCCTTAACCGGAGGAGTATCTATGTTAAATACACAAAAAAACATTAACGCGGAAAAATATAACGAGTGGGTGAAAAAATTTTCTGAGCAGATTTTTAAAATTACTGGCGACGAGAATGCGGCAAAAAGTGAATTAGAACCATGGACACCTGAAGGAGCCAACCCAAATTATTGCTGGTGGGATGTTGATCCAGTTGATGCTGCAAATGAAGCCATGAGTTACCACAACGATTAATGTCAGGAGGCCGCCCGAAAGGGCGGCTGTTCCGCTGTTCAATTATCTAAAATTGTGCTAAATCTTTTTATTACCATTAAGAACGTTATAACAGTGATAAAAAAGGATGTATAGGCTAAAAAGCTAACAATATATGCAGGTGCGCGAAAATACCATTTCATTAAATCCACTGCATTGTCAGGCAGGAAATATATTATCACTGAAAATATAACCAATACTATTGAAGTTAATATTGCATAAGCGACGTTGTGGCATAACTGCTCATATATGGTTTTGTTAGTGTTTAATGATATCAATTTGTCTCGGGATTTGTTTCCTTCAATTATGTCTGATATCTTAGTGATGGTTTTTTGTTTTTGTTCATAAATCATTATTACTGCACTCATTAATAGTGCTGTTGTAATAGCCCCGAAGTTAACGAAGACGGAAGCAATTGCCGGTTTCATTATTCCGTATGTCCGGCACAGAACGAAAGAAAGAGATAACGGAACAATAAAATGTACGATAATGTCGCTCATCAACATTGTTCCACGCTGATCTGACATTGTTTTGTAGTGTTTTATTATTACACCCAGCACATTTATTTTATTCATATAATCACCCCTTTGTTTCCGCTATGCAGTTCTAACAATATATCATTAGAAAGGTTTTTTATCGTGTCATGAAGTGCTGTTAGATCAGGTATGCCTGTTAATGGGTCGATTTTTAAATCATTATCATCTAACTCTGCAGAAATTCCTTTTTTTAGTATGGTCTCATAATTGAAAACGACAGTCCGACTGCCGAGTTGTAAGCTTACTTTTATTGCATCACATTTATCTTCAATAATCTCAATGATGTTTCCTATATTCTTGTTTCTTAAATCCCTGAAACTTCCGAACATGCCATCGTTTGCTTTTATTATTAAGTCTGTCTTGATGTTTGTTTTGTTTTGACCAAAGGAATCAGCAATGTCTTTTGGTGCTTTATATCCTTGGGCCTTAATTTGTTTTAATTCGGAATTGAGAATATATTGAGGGATTTTCTTATGATGTAATGGATTGATTCTTGCTTCGAGTTGAAATTTGTTTTTTAGATATTCAGTGATAGAATCAGAAAGGACACCTCGGGCAGAAATATTATCGCAAGAGTGGAATGCAATAATTCCTTCTTTAAGGGCGTCTGGTAGGTATATTAAAATATAACGTTCTTTGAGTGTTACATCATAAGCAGTTGTCCTGTAGTGGATTTTTTTGAGTTTTACATCTTTTATTTCACTGCTTTCTCCATATTTCCCAACTTTTATATAACCATATATAATTTTCTTTGAGTTATCAAAGTGAAGTTTAGCGTGTTGTTCCAGAGATATTTTAGTTTTGGATACGCCAAACTCGATGGGGGTGTTTTTATATAGAGTAAAATAATCAACAAAAAGTTCATATGCCGTTTTTTTATTACTTAAACCCAATTCATTAAGTTTTTTGCTGGCTCGACTGCCTTTATGGGTCAATACGCGGAATGAATAGAAATTAACGCTGTGCATGAAAAGTCCTTTTGAACATATAGGAATATACTAGAACATAAATAGATGCAATGCATAAAGGAAAAGCTACCGCAGGGCGAACTCACCCACCGATAGCTCTTAACTGCTTGTTTGTAAAAGATAATACATAAATTTGGGTCTGTGTAAAGAGGTAAGCATCGTTAGGGCAAGGGAGATGTGTTAGGCAATATTGGTAAAATTTACGTTGAGGATAAAAACGGTTTGCGGGAAAAGGAGAGTTAAGTAGAATTGCTGCGGGTGCTTGAGGCTATCTGTCTCAGGCATGAACACCAAAAGGCAGATAGAGAAAAGCCCCAGTTAACATTACGCGTCCTGCAAGACGCTTAACATTAATCTGAGGCCCAATCTATGTCTCACAAATGTAGGTTAGCCTCTTACGTGCCGAAAGGCAAGGAGAAGCAGGCTATGAAGCAGCAAAAGGCGATGCTAATCGCCCTGATCGTCATCTGTTTAACCGTCATAGTGACGGCACTGGTAACGAGGAAAGACCTCTGCGAGGTACGAATCCGAACCGGCCAGACGGAGGTCGCTGTCTTCACAGCTTACGAACCTGAGGAGTAAGAGACCCGGCGAGGGAGAAATCCCTCGCCACCTCTGATGTGGCAGGCATCCTCAACGCACCCGCACTTAACCCGCTTCGGCGGGTTTTTGTTTTTATTTTCAACGCGTTTGAAGTTCTGGACGGTGCCGGAATAGAATCAAAAATACTTAAGTAGCGCGCAGGGATAAGAGGGATGGTCCCTTAAAGGGGAGAGCTAATTATCCGGAAGGATTCTGATGATGAACATCGAAGAACTTCGTAAAATTTTTTGTGAAGATGGCCTCTATGCTGTGTGCGTTGAAAATGGAAATATTGTTAGTCATTACCGCATTGTGTGTTTGCAAAAAAATGGGGCTGCGTTAATTAATTTTGTGGATGCCCGAGTGACGGACGGATTTATCTTGCGCGACGGTGAGTTTGTCACTTCATTACAGGCACTGAAAGAGATCGGAATAAAAGCTGGCTTTTCTGCTTTTTCAGAAGAATAAACTCATCTACAATCTTGCGCGGGGCTGAACTCCCGCTGAGTAACACCGTGCCACCGGAGGAAACCGATGGCACGCAACGCAAAATATTACAATCATGATAATTCGACCGTTCTTGCCCACACGCACGAGCGGTATTCTCACGCATTTAAGTCAGACTGGTACCAGCATCCCCCATGCACTGAAGAACAGGCCGAATGGCTCATTCAGTGTTACCGCAGGCGCGGATGCGAGGTTAAAAAAGCCCTCAGCCTCGATTATCGTCACTGGATAATCTATGTCAGGCTCCCTTATTCCGAACGCCCACCGCGTCCGTCCCGCACATTCCAGCAACGCATCTGGAGGTAACGTGCGGGTATTACTTCGACCTGTTCCGGTACCGGAACTTGGGCTGGTGGTGCTAAAACCGGGCCGTGAATCCATGCAGGTATTTCATAACCCTCGAGTTCTGGTGGAGCCGGAACCGAAAAGCATGCGCGGTCTGCCGTCCGGAGTCGTTCCTGCCGTTCGCCAGCCATTGGCGGAGGATAAATCATTACTGCCATTTTTCAGCGATGAGCGGGTGATTCGTGCTGCTGGTGGCGCTGGCGCATTGTCTGACTGGTTACTGCGCCATGTTAAATCCTGCCAGTGGCCACACGGCGATTATCACCACAGTGAAACCGTCATTCACCGTTATGGTACCGGCGCAATGGTGTTGTGCTGGCACTGCGACAACCAGCTGCGCGACCAGACCTCCGAATCACTCGGGCAACTTGCTCACCAAAACCTGTCTGCATGGATGATTGACGTCATACGCCATGCAATGAATGGCTCGCAGGAACGGGAATTATCGCTGGCTGAATTATCCTGGTGGGCGGTCCGCAATCAGGTGGCGGACGCGCTACCGGAAGCGGTATTACGTCGTTCGCTGGGGTTGCGTGCGGAAAAAATCCGCTCAATGTACCGTGAAAGCGACATCGTACCGGGAGAGCAGACCGCCACCAGCATACTGAAGCAGCGCACAAAAAATCTTGCGCCGCTGCCTCACGCCCACCAGCAAAACCCGCCACAGGAAGAGACGGTGGTCAGCATTGCCGTTGATCCTGAGTCTCCGGAATCTTTCATGAAACGACCTAAACGTCGCCGCTGGGTTAACGAGAAATACACACGCTGGGTGAAGACACAGCCGTGTGCGTGTTGTGGTAAGCCAGCCGACGATCCCCATCACCTGATTGGTCATGGTCAGGGCGGAATGGGGACAAAATCTCACGATATTTTCACGCTACCGCTGTGTCGGGAGCATCACAACGAGCTTCATGCGGATCCTCTGGCGTTCGAAGAAAAGCATGGTTCTCAGGTTGATTTAATTTTTCGTTTTCTTGATCACGCCTTTGCAACTGGCGTGCTTGGGTAAAAGAGGTGACTGATGCTCATAGATTTGGTTTTACCTTACCCGCCGACGGTGAACACTTACTGGCGACGCCGTGGCAGCACATATTTTATCTCGGAGGAGGGAAAGCGTTATCGCCGGGCTGTGGCGCTTATTGTTCGCCAGCAGCGGCTGAAATTAAGCCTGTCCGGAAGGCTGGCGATAAAGGTGATTGCAGAGCCACCGGATAAGCGTCGTCGCGACCTGGACAATATCCTGAAAGCACCGCTGGATGCGCTGACGCATGCGGGAGTGTTAATGGACGATGAGCAGTTTGATGAAATCAATATCGTTCGTGGTCAGCCAGTATCTGGTGGACGTATGGGGGTGAAGATTTACCCCATAATGCATGAAGAGCAGGTCAAAAAATGAAACTGGAAGATTTACCGAAATACTACTCCCCAAAATCCCCTGGCCTGACCGATGCATCGGCCTCAACGTCAAAAGATGCGCTGAGTATCACTGATGTGATGGCCGCGCAGGGCATGACACAGAATCGGGCTGAGATGGGGTTTTCTGCGTTCCTGGGGAAAATGGGCATCAGTATGAATGACAGGGCGCGGGCAACAGAATTACTGGCAGATTATGCACTCAGTCGGTGCGATCGTGTGGCGGCGTTGAGAAAACTTCCGGCAGAAATAAAACCGGTAGTGATGCGCATTATGGCTTCGTATGCGTTTGAAGATTATGCCCGTAGCGCGGCGAGTAAAAAGCAGTGCCCTTGTTGCTATGGGGAAAAATTTATTGAAAGCGTAGTTTTTACAAACAAGGTCCAGTATCCGGATGGTAAGCCGCCGGTATGGGCAAAGTGTACGAAAGGTGTGTATCCGTCTTACTGGGAAGAATGGAAAAAAGTCAGGGAGGTGGTAAAAGTTGCCTGTCCGGAGTGTGGCGGAAAGGGTGAGGTTTCCACCGCCTGTAAGGATTGCCGTGGGCGTGGTGTCGCCATTCATCGTGAAGAGTCGGTAAAACGTGGTATGCCTGTTATCAGAGATTGCCAGCGTTGTGGTGGTCGTGGCTGTGAAAGGCTGCCATCAACGGAGGCATTTAATGCCATATGCAAAGTGACGAGTGCTATCACGCTTGATACGTGGAAAAAATCAGTGAAACGCTTTTACGATACGTTGGTGGTTCGGTTTGACATTGAAGAGGCATGGGCGGAGCGGCAGTTAAAGAGGGTAACGCGATAGTGTTGTTGATTTTTCCCGAATCTGTGGTAAATTTGCTCTAACGATGGGCGTTTTATGCCTGACGTTAGAAGATTTTTTACACCCCGCCGCCTGGCGGGTTTTTTATGACTGAAATCGCGTCAGTACAGTAAACGCGCTGGTGGCGGTGAATACCTGTCTTTCAGCTTGCTGGCTTTTTCGACAAGAGTTATTGGTGTGTCACGTTAACCGGAAAAGGGAAAAAGACATGCTAAAACAGCAGGATATGACAGAAACCGCCAGAGTGGTGTTTAATGAATTAAGCGTTACCGAACCGGCGACAGTCGGGGAGATAGCGCAGAATACTTACCTTTCACGCGAACGCTGCCAGTTAATACTGACCCAGCTGGTTATGGCGGGTCTGGCAGACTATCAGTTCGGTTGTTACAGACGCCTTCCGCAGTGAAGGCTTTTTTATTTGTGGTAAATGGGCGGCTGGTGGGTGTTAGGGGCACCCACCAGCCATCTGCTCATGCGTTGGGTTCACAAGCAAACCTCAGGCCCACTGCTTTGCGCAAAAGCAGAATGAGCCTATCAGAGACAGGCTTAATGATCCATGCTTAATACTGTAAAAATATCCAGTTGTGAGTTAATCAACGCCGACTGCCTGGAATTTATCCGGTCGTTACCCGAAAATTCTGTTGACCTGATAGTCACGGACCCGCCGTACTTTAAAGTGAAGACTGAGGGATGGGATAACCAGTGGAAGGGCGACGATGATTACCTGAAGTGGCTGGACCAGTGTCTGGCGCAGTTCTGGCGGGTGCTGAAACCTGTCGGAAGTCTTTACCTGTTCTGTGGTCATTGCCTGGCATCTGATATCGAAATCATGATGCGTGAACGCTTCAGTGTGCTGAACCATATTATCTGGGCGAAGCCGTCCGGACGCTGGAACGGATGCAACAAGGAAAGCCTGCGGGCGTATTTCCCCGCCACAGAGCGCATTCTGTTCGCGGAACATTATCAGGGGCCGTATCGTCCGAAAGATGCCGGGTATGCGGCGAAGGGCAGTGCACTGAAACAGCATGTGATGGCCCCGCTGATTTCTTACTTTCGTGATGCGCGCGCGGCCCTGGGGATAACGGCAAAACAGATTGCAGATGCCACAGGAAAGAAAAACATGGTGTCGCACTGGTTCAGTGCCAGTCAGTGGCAGCTACCGAACGAAAGCGATTATCTGAAATTACAGTCGCTGTTTGCCCGGGTGGCAGAAGAGAAACATCAGCGCGGTGAACTGGAAAAGCCCCACCACCAGCTGGTGGATACGTATACGTCACTGAACCGGCAGTATGTGGAGCTGCAGAGTGAATATAAGCATCTGCGGCGGTATTTTGGTGTGACGGCGCAGGTGCCGTACACGGATGTGTGGACACATAAACCGGTGCAGTTCTATCCCGGGAAACATCCGTGCGAAAAACCGGCAGAAATGCTGCAGCAGATAATCAGCGCAAGCAGTCGTCCGGGTGACCTGGTTGCAGATTTTTTTATGGGCTCAGGTTCAACGGTAAAAGCTGCACTGGCGCTCGGGCGTCGTGCGATTGGCGTTGAACTGGAGACCGGACGTTTTGAGCAGACAGTCAGGGAAGTTCAGGATTTAATCGTTTGAAACGGATGAGATTGCAGAATTAATTACGCACCATTATTATTCTGCTTCCGGCCCTTTAGCTCAGTGGTGAGAGCGAGCGACTCATAATCGCCAGGTCGCTGGTTCAAATCCAGCAAGGGCCACCATCACATACCGCCATTAGCTCATCGGGATAGAGCGCCAGCCTTCGAAGCTGGCTGCGCGGGGTTCAAGTCCCCGATGGCGGTCCATTATCTGCATCATGCGTTGTTAGCTCAGCCGGACAGAGCAATTGCCTTCTAAGCAGCTGTGGTTGCACTCCTGTTGTTTCTGGTGGTGATGGTGGACTTCAGCAGCCGGATAATGTCGGTGCTGTCTGATGGTGTTTTGGTGGCGGGTGTGTGGTTGTTGCTTTCCCGTTGCTGAAAAAGAAAGCATCAGGCGATTAGCAGGGTATCAGTTACCCGTTGAAATTTTTAAATACCTCACAATTCCACAGCTTGATGATTGTCTGGCTGCCGGAGAATTTGTTAAAAATTACATCGCATGGTGAATCCCCCTCAGCGGCGGGGCATCTGGCAAAGTGTATGATCCAGAGAACATGCAAATTCAGTAGACAGGCTGAATTTACCGGGAGGCCCCTGGCACCATGCGACAGACAGAAATTAGGCTATACTTCAGCCCCTCTCCGGAGGGGCTTTTCTGTGCAGGATGTGTCACAGTTTCCTGAATTCTGAGTACTGTCCTGTTACTCAGGGTGCTATATTTTCTGACGTGATGAAAGTCTGCCGGAAGGCGGAACGTATCGGAAATGACCCAGTAGAGAAAACGTTGACTCAGATACCGATGCTGAGTTACCGGGAAACCGGCATCACATGACCGCTATCCTTCCAGGCTCGCTCCGGCGGGCCTTTTTACTGCAGAAAACAGTTTTCCCGTAAAATGCCACGTTGCTCATAATTCAGGCTGGCGATTATTGTCTGGCCGGCGGGAAGTTTGTTAAAAAATTTCGCATGGTGAATCCCCCTGTGCGGAGGGGTAATCAGCGAGTAGGTATATGGGATAATCGCGGATTCAGGTGCTGGTACTGAATTCACCGGGAGGCACCCGGCACCATGCAATGGCACATAGCGCCACTCTCCAGCCCCTCTCCGGAGGGGCTGTTTATATTGATTTTGTCAGATGTGAGTAAACTGCTTATGGACTTTGTTGTTTTAGCCCATAAGGACATATTTGCAGAGTGCAACGGTTATTAAAGCATTCATTCAATACGTTATCTGTATTTGTAGGGCATTCCTGGCTGTTTTTGATTAAATTCCATAATGTTTTATTGAATGGTACTACGTTGTAAATGGTTACAGGTAGCACTTTGTTATTGAGCATGATGCCTGTGTGAGTCAGTGTAAATATACTTTCAGGAGGTAAGAAAGCATCCGATTGATACCAGATTATTAATTTTATTTTACTCCATATGACTGAAAAAGATATTCCGCATGATGGCTGGATAACTGTATCAATCACAATCCACTTCATTTAGTTTCCTTGTTTATGCCTTGCTGGTGATGTTCTGAAAAGTATAAATGATATTTTTGATTGTAAACCATAGAGCAGAATTATTTTTCTGATGTTGTTTATTGTTTATTTAAATGCAGGGTGGTTTATATCTCGTCTTGTAGTTTATCCATGCATATCTGCTTGATGATGAGGTTTTTATTTAAGGTATGGTTTTGTGTTTTTTCTGTATTACATGTCAGGTATTTTAAAGAATCATTTTTCAGATGGTGGAAAGAACCATGGCATTTAAACACTATGATGTTGTCAGGGCGGCGTCGCCGTCAGATCTTGCGGAAAAGCTGACACATAAACTGAAAGAGGGCTGGCAGCCGTTTGGTAGTCCGGTGGCCATAACCCCTTATACCCTGATGCAGGCGATTGCAGCAGAAGGTGATGTGGTCGTCAGTGGTGCAACTGAGCCGGAGTGGTACTACGTCATCGTACTGGCCGGGCAATCCAATGCCATGGCTTACGGTGAAGGGCTTCCGCTTCCGGATTCTTACGATGCGCCCCACCCACGCATTAAGCAACTGGCCCGTCGCAACACAGTGACTCCCGGTGGTAAAGCATGCGCATTTAACGACATCATTCCGGCAGACCACTGCCTGCATGATGTTCAGGATATGAGCGCACTGAATCATCCGAAGGCAGACCTGAGCAAAGGGCAGTACGGCTGTGTCGGCCAGGGCTTACATATTGCCAAAAAACTGCTTCCGTATATCCCGAATAACGCGGGGATCCTGCTGGTACCATGCTGTCGTGGTGGTTCGGCATTCACCCAGGGCGCGGAGGGGACATTCAGTGCGGACACGGGGGCCAGCCAGGATTCGGCACGCTGGGGTGTGGGTAAACCGTTATATCAGGACCTGATCGCACGCACCAAAGCGGCATTACAGAAGAACCCGAAAAATGTGTTGCTGGCGGTGTGCTGGATGCAGGGCGAATTTGACATGAGCGCTGCCACCTACGCACAGCAACCGGACCTGTTCACGGCCATGCTGAAGCAGTTCCGTACTGACCTTTCCGGATTTAACGCGCAGTGCCATGGCGGCAGTGCTGCAGTTGTACCGTGGATTTGTGGCGACACGACGTATTACTGGAAAAACACATACGGCACACAGTATGACTCCGTCTACGGCGCGTACAAAAACAGGGAGAGCGACAACGTTTTCTTTGTGCCGTTCATGACCGACGGTAACGGCAACAACACGCCCACCAACTTACCGGCAGAAGACCCGGATATTGCTGATGCAGGTTATTACGGCGCGCAATCCCGTAGTAATGGTAATTGGGTATCGTCAAATCGTCCGACACATTTCAGTTCATGGGCGCGCAGGGGCATTATTTCGGATCGCCTGGCAACCGCTATTCTGAACGCAGTTGGTCGAACCAGCGCCTTCATCAGCGGTACCGCACCGGAGATTAAACCCTCGCCCGGCGGCGACACGCCATCGGGGCCGTCTGATGGTGACACATCCGTTCGTACAGTCTCCCTGCTGCCGACAGCCGGAGAGGCTGCTGCGCAGGGCTGGACCATCACCGGCGGCAGTGTTGCGCTGGAAGATGGTGTGTTTAAGGTTACCAAGCAGAGCAATAAAACCTGGTCCCTGATGCATCCGGTGGATGACGCAGTCTCCCTGCTGACACGGGGTGGCAGACTGAGCTGTAAGTTTCGACTGTCAGGCGCACTGACCAACAACCAGTTCGGTCTGGGAATTTATCTGTATACCGATGTAGCGTTACCTGACGTCGTGGCGATGACCGGGACTGGTAACCCGTTCCTGATGTCGTTCTTCACCCAGACCACAGACGGCAAACTGAATCTGATGCATCACAAGAAAGCCGGAAACACAAAGTTGGGCGAGTTCGGGAATTACAGTAACGACTGGCAGACGCTGGAGCTGGTGTTCACCGCCGGCAGTGCCACGGTTACTCCGAAACTGAATGGAGTGGCTGGCCCGGCATTCCAGGCCATAAAAGACAGTCTGACACTGGGGCTGAATGCGCTGACGCTGACGGATATTACCAAAAATGCAGCGTATGGCGTTGAGATAGAAAGTCTGGTGCTGGAGATAAATGCACCGGCATCATCATAAAAAGTGAGCCAGTCAAATGGAAGGTATCGTTAAACTCACCGGTAGTGTCAGTGGGTCGTCTGAGATGCCTGCATGAGTTATCAGAGCCATCAGTACTTAACTGGTGGCTTTTTTTATTGTTGTCAGCTTCCGGATAACGGGAGACGGGGTATGTACCAGATGGAAAAAATCACAACAGGTGTGTCATACACCACGTCAGCGGTGGGAACGGGCTACTGGTTCCTGCAGTTGCTGGACAGGGTTTCCCCGTCTCAGTGGGCGGCAATAGGCGTGCTGGGGAGTCTGCTGTTTGGGCTGCTGACATATCTGACTAACCTGTATTTCAAAATCAGAGAGGACCGTCGTAAGGCTGCACGGGGAGAGTAATTCAATGACTCAAAACTATGAACTGATTGTGAAAGGGATCCGCAATTTTGAGAATAAAGTTACGGTAACTTTAGCGTTACGGGACAAAAAACGCTTTGACGGTGAAATTTTTGACCTGGACATCTCGCTGGACCGTGTTGAAGGTGCCGCACTGGAGTTTTATGAGGCAGCAGCCAGAAGGAGCATCAGACAGGTCTTCCTGGATGTTGCTGCCGGGTTATGTGAAGGGGATGAGCAGTCGCCGGAAAAGCGCCCCGTAATTTTAGAGGCGCAGGATGTGTTGATAACCTACAGAGGAAAACTACCGGGAATAATTACGGGTTCTCTGAAGAGTCCGCCGAAATGGTAATTTTACCAGCATATTTTTCATCCAGTAATACAGCAAGCCGCCTGAAAGAGTCTTGTTGTTCCTGAGACCATTTGGGATTGCATGATTCAAACTGGATTGATGCCAGCGTTGATTGCATCTGTTCCCTTGGAATTGAGAATGCCAGATATGAGAAGGCGACGGTAAGGGTATTCACGTCTTCCCGAAGCCTGGAAATGCTGTCGAGCAACTCCTGTAGAGAAATGGTGTTATTGTCCATAAATAATCCTCATGATTGTATTGACCTGTTAGCAGCCTGAGGCAACAGGCTGGAACTGATAAACATATCCAGGGCTCAGAAACCGATAAATCCTGATAAATATCCATGAACGCAAAAATCAGATACGGCCTGTCGGCTGCCGTTCTGGCGCTGATTGCCGCTGGTGCGCCTGCGCCTGACATTCTCGACCAGTTTCTGGATGAAAAGGAAGGCAATCACACCACGGCATACCGTGATGGTGCAGGTATCTGGACCATCTGCCGTGGTGCCATCATGGTGGATGGCAAACCTGTCGTTCCGGGCATGAAGTTGTCGAAGGAAAAATGCGACCGGGTTAACGCCATTGAGCGTGATAAGGCGCTGGCATGGGTGGAGAAAAACATCAGAGTGCCATTGAGTGAACCCCAGAAAGCGGGGATCGCGTCATTCTGTCCGTACAACATTGGCCCCGGTAAGTGTTTTCCGTCGACGTTTTATAAACGAATTAATGCAGGTGATCGCAGGGGAGCGTGTGAGGCGATTCGCTGGTGGATTAAGGACGGTGGCAGGGACTGCCGTATTCGCTCAAATAACTGTTACGGTCAGGTATCCCGTCGTGACCAGGAGAGCGCGCTGGCGTGCTGGGGAATCGACAGATAAGCAGAATATTTTGCTAATAAATGACGTTGGCCAAGGCGGACGGATAACACGAAATCCTGCGAACTGGCAAAATGTAAGTGAATAAAAGTAAAAACCCCGTTTGTTGGCAGCAAGCGGGGTTTTGTTTTTATGGCAGTAAGCTATGGGAGACTGCCTTGATTGATTTTAGCAAACTGATTAGGGAGTTGCGACTCATGATTAGTCAATTACCAAACTGGAAATTTTTGCTGGTCTGGAGCACCCCTTTTTTATGGGTAGTATCCCAGTTAATTGTGGCAATTAAGGGGTAGCTATGTCAGACAAACTCATAACGCCGGCAAAGGTCCTGTGTGTGATTGTCGGTATTTCATTTTCACTAATGCTGGTTGCTCTTTTTCTGTCCCTCGCCTGGGTGATGTTGTCTTCGTCGGGGCTGCTGGGGTGACAGTGACTGATGACATCAGCAGAGCGCTGGCTTTTGCTATTAAGTGGGTGGCTGTTGGTATTGCTGTGTCTCCGATGCTGTATGGGCTGGCAAAACTGGTCATTGCGCTGAAATCGTGAACTTTAAAAAGATGAGTGCTGAACTTATTCGGGCAATGGCATTTGCCATTCGTATTGTGGCCATTGCTGTTCTGGTCTGGGCAATCCGTTGGTGGTGATATGAACCGTGTTCTGTGTGTGGTGATTATTGTCCTGCTGGTAGCCTGTGGTGTGCTTAGTCTGGGGCTGAATCATTACCGCGATAACGCCATCACCTACAAAGCGCAGCGCGATAAAAAAGTCAGTGAGCTGAAACTGGCGAACGCGACAATTACTGATATGCAGATACGCCAGCGTGATGTCGCTGAACTTGATGCCAGATACTCGAGGGAATTAGCCGATGCGAGAGCTGAAAATGAAACTCTGCGTGCTGATGTTGCCGCTGGTCGTAAGCGCCTGCGGATCAACGCCACCTGCTCCGGTACCGTGCGTGAAGCCACCGGCACCTCCGGCGTGGATAATGCAACCGGCCCCCGACTGGCAGACACCGCTGAACGGGATTATTTCATCCTCAGAGAACGGTTGATGACAATGCAGAAGCAGCTGGAAGGGGCACAGGACTATATCCGCACTCAGTGCCTGAACTAAGTTTTGCTGATGCGCCGTATCGTCGCTGTATTCCCTCATTAACAGAGACCGCAGCCCGACAGGGAGACTCCTCTGCGCGAGTGTGCGGGGATAATCAAAAACGATACACACCGGGGTTTACCGCGTTAACGGAGCGCGGCGTTGTCCCCTCATAGTCGCCAGTCCGGTGCGATGGTGGAAGAAACAGGACGATGTGTTACCTCGCAAGCCCTGTTATGTCATGTGTCTGATTTGTGATTTAAGTCGGATAATTGTCGTTGCCATTAAGCAGAGGATTGATGACCGACAGGGCGGCATTGTTAGAATAAGACTTATTCTAATCTGTGCGGGGAATGAAAATGAAAAGAAATCTTCCGTTAATTATTTTGTTGTCTTCTCTGGTTATGGGCTGTACGCAACATAAAACAGATATGCCCCGACAGTTGGTTAAGGCATTACCACAATATCCGGCCTATGCAGCGGCAAATTATATAAAGGGACGGGTTGATGTGAGGTTTGATATTGGTGCTGATGGTACTGTCACCCGAATTGAGTTTATTCGTTCAGAGCCGCACCATCTGTTTGATGAGCAGGTTGTAAAGGCGATGGCAAAATGGCGATTTGAGAAGGACAGGCCGTGTAAAGGCGTGAAGAAAACGTTTATCTTTAGTCCTTCTGCACACTGATTATTTCATCAGAAATTAATTATCACTCTGTTGTTATTCTGTACATCCCGGCAGGGTAAGTATTGTTCCGTCGGATATGAAGATGAAATATTGTTGGAGGACAGTGGGTACCTGCTCCTGTAACCGAACGTTCATTTCTCGTTATTTGTCATGCTGGCCGGGCGCAGATGCGTTGCATCTGTTGCCAGCCTTCTCCTGCAGGCTTCAATAACCCACGCTGAAAAGTTACCGGACCCTTTATGCTCAAGGGCGATGTTGATCTGTTCAATCATGTGATTGGGGAAACGGATATTGCGGGTTGTGGTTCTGCGGGTCCGGTTTTTCGATGACATATTTATTTCCTTTACTGATTGCCATATGACGGGGATTTTACATGGCTGAGCTTCGTACACTCCAGAGCAGAATCAAAACACTGAATACCCGACGGGTGAATATTCTGAAGGGTGAACAGCGTCGTGTCAGTGGCAGTGCACGTGTTTCCCTCAAGCGTCATATCTGGCTCAGGGACGCCGGGCAGTGCCGTCTCTGTGGTCGTGTGGTTGGCCTCTGTGACAGTGAACTCGATCACCGAATTGCACTTCAGTTCGGTGGTGGTAATGAGGAGACGAATCTCTGGACGCTCTGTACCGAATGCCATCGACAAAAGTCTGCTCGTGAAGCGGCGGGTGGTATGCCGGACCCGACGCTGCCGGAGGTGTCCGGAGGTAGTGGCAGAGCGGACGACATCATCGGACTGTAACCCGACCGGGGGGGGTATCATTCGGCGTAAAAAACGATCGCTCCGGACACCGCGCCCCCTCTCACGCAGAGAAAAAATTCCCGTTTCAGGGCAGTTAACATGTTAACTGGCTGCCCGGGCATTTTTGCGGTTTTTATCTTTATTATTCAGTTTGTTGTGCGGAAAAAATGTTAACAGGCTTTTTCAGCAAATGTTAACCAGGCAGCAGTTAACATTTGCGGCATGAGACGCCGGGAAAAATGGGCTGAACCATACCCGGCTGAGTGCGTTCTGGACCCGGGAGGAGGCTGTGCTGACAACGCAAAAACGAAAATTTGCGCTGGCGCTCATGTCCGGGAAAAACAAAACAGCGTCAGCCATTGCCGCCGGTTATTCGGCGAAGACCGCCAGGGTTAAAGGCTCGCAGCTGGCAAAAGATCCTGAGGTGCTTGCGTTTATAGCCCGTAAACAATGCGAGACGGTGGAGGTGGATGAGGTTCCTGTTTACCGGCAGAAAAAATCAGAGCAGGAGGATAAACCCCGTCGCCGTGAGGCGGCTGCAATACCACAGCCGGACGAAAACAATCTGGAGATGCCACCGTCCGCGGTGATGTCTCCTGGTATTGAATATATGGAGGATGGTCTTCCCGATCCGGTGAAAGCCATGGGGCGGATCCTGGTGGAAAACCTCTGCATTGATCCGAAACTGGCACTGGATGCGGCCTGGCGTCTGGCGCAGTTCACGCACCATAAAAAAGGGGATACCGGGAAAAAATCGGCAAAAGGTGATGCCGCGAAAAAAGCGGCTAACCGTTTTGCGGTGCCACCGCCCCCCCGACTGGTGGTGAATAACGATAATGAGGGCAACGGATGATACCTGTATGGAGCACAGCCTGCCCGGACTGGGCAGAGCGCCTGAAAAAGGGGCTGTCGATTATTCCGGATCCGATTTATCCGGACGAGGCCGCACATGCCCTGGCGATTTTTAAACAACTGCGGATTGTGGATGCACCTGGTAGCCCTACGTTCGGGGAGTCCTGTGCACCGTGGGTGTTTGACCTGGTGGCGGCCCTGTTTGGCTCCTACGATGCGCAGACCGGTGTACGCCATATCAAGGAAGTTTTTATCCTTATCCCCAAGAAAAACTCGAAGTCCACGCTGGCCGCGGGGATCATGATGACTGCACTGTTACTGAACTGGCGGCAGGCGGCGGGTTACACGATTCTGGCCCCGACTGTGGAGGTGGCGGCCAACGCCTTCAACCCTGCCCGGGATATGGTACGACGTGACGATGATCTGGATGACCTCTGCCAGGTACAGACCCATATCCGGACCATCACCCACCGAGTGACGGACACCACCCTGAAGGTGGTGGCAGCCGATCCGAATACGGTGTCCGGTATCAAGTCCGTGGGTACGCTGATTGATGAGTTGTGGCTGTTTGGCAAGCAGTGCAAGGCGGAGGACATGTTACGTGAAGCCATAGGCGGCCTTGCCTCCCGCCCGGAAGGGTTTGTGGTGTATACGACCACCCAGTCGAATGAACCGCCCGCCGGGGTGTTCAGACAGAAACTGCAGTACGCCCGGGATGTGCGCGACGGCAAAATTCATGATCCGCACTTTCTGCCGGTGATATTTGAACACCCTCCTGAAATGGTGAAAAGCGGGGCTAACCTGCTGATGGAAAACCTCGCCATGGTCAATCCGAATCTCGGCTATTCAGTGGATGAGGCCTTTCTGTACCGGGAGTACCGTAAAGCCCGGGAAGCCGGTGAAGAGACATTCCGGGGGTTCATGTCAAAACACGCCAATGTGGAAATTGGTCTTGCCCTGCGCTCTGACAGCTGGGCGGGGGCTGATTTCTGGGAAGAGCAGGGCCGTTGTATCAGCCTGGACGATATCCTGCGTCGTGCTGATGTGGTGACGGTGGGGATTGACGGCGGAGGGCTGGATGATCTGCTGGGGATGTATGTGATTGGGCGTGACCGGGAGACCCGCGAATGGCTGGGCTGGGGCCATGCCTGGGCGCATGAAACCGCGGTGGTCCGACGGAAGAGCGAGGCGTCCCGGTTTCAGGATCTTGTTGCCTGTGGAGATATGACCATTGTCCGGCGTGTCGGGGATGACACGGCGGAAGTGGCGGAATATGTGCGTCGCATTCATGAGGCTGAGTTACTGGACCATATCGGTATTGACCCGTCAGGGGTGGGGCAGATTCTGGATTCACTGGCGGAAGCCGGGATCCCCGACGGAATTGTGGTGGGGATAAGCCAGGGCTGGAAACTGGGCGGGGCCATTAAAACCACCGAGCGCAAACTGGCTGAAGGGGTGCTGGTGCATGGTGACCAGCCCCTGATGGCCTGGTGTGTCGGCAATGCCCGGGTGGAGCCTAAAGGTAACGCCATTCTTATCACCAAACAGGCCAGTGGACGGGGAAAAATTGACCCGCTGATGGCGCTGTTCAATGCGGTCTCCCTGATGTCCCTTAACCCGGAACCGAAAAAGAAAGAATATGCGGTTTTTTTCATATAACCCTGTTCACACTGTAACCATCACGAACCGCTCCGGCGGTTTTTTTATTTTCAGGAGGCTGATGTGACTCTTAAACGGGCCTGTTCCCTGCTGACGGTGAAATCCTTCAGTGAGGATGAACGGGTGATCACCGGGATTGCGTCAACGCCTTCTCCGGATCGGGATGGTGACATCCTGGAGCCGGAGGGCGCGGAGTTTGGCAGTGCGATCCCGTTTCTCTGGCAGCATGACCATTCCCGCCCGGTGGGGCAGTGTACGGTGCGCCGGGTCAGCGAAGGGCTGGAAATCACGGCAACACTGGTGAAGCCCGTACCGGATATGCCGTCGCAACTGGCTGCCCGGCTGGATGAGGTCTGGGCGGCCATTAAGACCGGGCTGGTCAGGGGGCTGTCCGTGGGCTTCCGTCCCCATGAATACACCTTTCTGGACGGAGGCGGACTGCATTTTCTGCGCTGGGAACTGATGGAGGTGTCTGCCGTCACCGTGCCCGCGAATGCGGAATGCACCATCCGGACCATTAAATCTTACGACCGCCCGTTTTCTGCCGCGTCCGGCAACCGGAAACCGGTGGTGAAAATCGCATCTTCTGCCGGCGCTGCGGCACAGTCAACAACCGTTTTTCATAAGGAAAAGACCATAATGAATATTGGCGAACAGATTAAAAGTTTTGAAAACAAGCGTGCAGCGCTGGCAGCCTCCCTTGAGGAGGTCATGACCAAAGCCGCAGAGGAAGGGCGCACGCTGGATGTGGAGGAGGAAGAGCATTACGACAACACCGCAGCGGAAATCCGTCAGGTGGATGCGCACCTGAAGCGCCTGCGTGAACTGGAAGCCGGTAAGGCCGCCACGGCGCAGCCGGTGAAACAGGCCGGTAACGGGAATGTGGCCGCGGTGGCTTCTGCGCCGGTGATCCGTGTGGAGCAGAAACTGGATAAGGGGATTGGCTTCGCCCGCTTTGCCAAATCGCTGGCTGCGGCTAAAGGCGTCCGATCTGAAGCCCTGGAAGTGGCCCGTCGTCAGTATCCGGATGACAGTCGTCTGCATCATGTCCTGAAATCGGCAGTGGGCGCGGGGACCACCACGGATCCGCAGTGGGCAGGCAGCCTGTCTGAATATCAGGAATACGCACAGGACTTTATTGATTACCTGCGTCCGCAGACCATTATCGGGCGATTTGGTCAGGGCGGGATCCCTGCACTTCGTCAGGTGCCATTCAATATCCGTGTGCACGCCCAGGTGTCCGGCGGTGCTGCCGGCTGGGTGGGTGAGGGTAAGGCAAAACCCCTGACGAAGTTTGATTTTGAATCCATCACCTTCAGTCATGCGAAGGTGTCGGCCATTGCGGTACTGACGGAAGAATTGATCCGTTTTTCCAGTCCGGCTGCTGATGCACTGGTCCGTAATGCGCTGGCGGAAGCGGTGGTGGCGCGTCTGGATACAGACTTTGTGGACCCGAAAAAAGCCGCAGTGGCAGATGTCTCCCCGGCGTCCATCACCCATGATGTGAAGGGCACGGCATCAACCGGTAACCCGGATGCGGATGCAGAGGCTGCGTTTGGACAGTTTGTGGCAGCAAACCTGCAGCCCACCGGTGCGGTCTGGCTGATGTCCAGCACCAATGCCCTGGCACTGTCCATGCGTAAAAATGCGCTGGGTCAGAAGGAATACCCGGACATGACCCTGCTGGGTGGCTCCTTCCAGGGGCTGCCGGTGATTGTCTCCCAGTACGTGGGTGACCAGCTGGTGCTGGTGAATGCCCCGGATATTTATCTGGCGGATGACGGCGGCGTGGCAGTGGATATGTCCCGCGAGGCATCACTGGAAATGCAGTCTGAGCCGACCGGCGACAGTACCACGCCGTCCCCGGTGGAGCTGGTTTCCATGTTCCAGACAGGCAGCGTGGCCATCCGTGCGGAGCGCTGGATCAACTGGCGTCGTCGCCGTACCGCGGCGGTGGCGGTGATCACCGGAGTGAACTACGGCAGTGCGTCCGGCGGCCGAGTCTGATAAGGAGGACGGGAGGCGTGCGCCTCCCGTAACAGGTTATGGCAAAGATCCGATATCTGCAGGGCACGCATGATGCCCGGGCCGGGGATATCCGTGATGTGGCACAGCCGTGTGCGGAGGTGCTGGTTCGCCTGGGAAAGGCGGAGTACATCACGGTGCGACGTCCGGCAGGTCAGAAAAAGAAACGTGATGCGGAGCATGGCGAATGTGGAACCTTTTACGGCGAACCCGAAAAAACCAGAAATCAGGACGTGACGTAAGAGAGGCGGGCTGGACCAGCCTGTTTCAGGCGGTGGCTGAGCCCTTTTCCGGCGCCTGGCAGCAGGGCGTGAAAGCCGATCCTGAAGCCGTCCTCTCCTTTCATGCGGTGTTTGCATGTATTTCGCTGATATCCCAGGATATCGCCAAAATGCGGCTGCGTCTTATGCAGACGGATGCGCATGGGATACGCAGGGAAACGCGCCGGGGGGATATTGCCCGCCTCTGTCGTCGTCCCAACGCCCAGCAGAACCGCATCCAGTTTTTTGAACTGTGGCTGAACGCCAAACTGCGTCATGGCAATACGGTGGTGCTGAAAATCCGTAATGCCCGGGGGCAGATCAAAGAACTGCGTATTCTGGACTGGAGCCGGGTTGAACCTCTGGTGGCGGATGACGGCGAGGTGTTCTACCGCATCACGCCGGACCGGAACTGCGGGATCACGGAGGCGGTGACGGTGCCTGCCCGGGAAGTGATCCACGACCGGTTTAACTGTTTTTTTCATCCGCTTATAGGATTGCCGCCGGTGTATGCCGCCGGGCTGGCGGCCACGCAGGGGCATCATATTCAGGAAAATTCGACGTCTTTTTTCAGAAATGGCGGCAGGCCGTCCGGGGTGATTGAGATCCCCGGCAGTATTACGGAAGAAAATGCGAAAAAACTGAAGAGCAACTGGGACAGCGGGTATACAGGCGAAAATGCGGGGAAAACGGCCATTCTGAGCAACGGGGCAAAATACAACCCCACGACGTTTTCACCTGTGGATGCGCAGACGGTGGAACAACTGAAGATGACCGCTGAAATTGTCTGTTCGGTGTTCCGTGTCCCGGCCTACAAGATTGGCGTGGGACAACCGCCTTCCAGTGACAACGTGGAGGCGCTGGAGCAGCAGTATTATTCCCAGTGCCTGCAGACGCTGATTGAGTCCATTGAACTGTTACTGGATGAGGCGCTGGAAACGGGGGAAAACGAGAGTACAGAATTTGATGTCACCACGCTGCTGAGAATGGACAGTGAGCGGCGCATGAAAACGCTGGGGGATGCGGTGAAAAATACGCTTCTCACGCCCAATGAGGCCCGTAAACGGGAGAACCTGCCGCCCCTGGCCGGCGGTGATGCACTGTATCTTCAGCAGCAGAACTACAGTCTGGAGGCGCTGTCCCGTCGTGATGCCCGTGAGGATCCGTTCGCGTCTGCCGGGAAAACAGTTTCATCACAGCTGCCTGACGGCGCATCTGACGGTAATAAGGCAATCAGTGAAACAGAGCATGATGCGGTGAAAGCGATGTTCAGGGGGGATACTGAGAAAATGACGGAACGGGAACTGTCCATTATTCGTGCACTGGGAGAAGAATTCTCCACAGTGCTGGCGGATTTACAGCGCACATTTGAGGGGAAGATGGCCTCGCAGGCACAAGCGTTTGAAGAGAAACTGACTTCCCTGTCGGCGGTATTACAGAAGCATGTGACGGTGGATGAGGTGCGTCCGGTTCTGCAGGCGATGGTGGATGACGCTGTGGGGGCCATTCCGGTACCGCGTGATGGTCGTGATTATGATCCGGATGTACTGCAGCAGGCGGTGAATGATGCGGTCGCAAATATTCCGCAGCCGGCGGACGGTAAAAGTCTCACCCCGGATGATGTGCGTCCGATGCTTGAACAGATGGTGAAGGAGGCTGTAAGCCATATCCCTGTTCCGCGTGATGGTCGTGACTACGATCC